GTAGTTCCTAAAGACGATCAATTTAATCCACCACAAGAAATGATGGATGAAGGTAAGTTTGAAAAAGTAGAAAAAAGAATTGATGTTTGGTATGAAGGGGTTATGGTAATGGGAACAAACATTTTATTAAAATGGGAAATGGCTAAAAATATGGTTAGACCGCAATCAGCCAGTCAGTATGCAATGCCTAATTATGTAGCTACAGCACCAAGAATGTATAAAGGAACTATTGAGTCTTTAGTGAGGCGTATGATACCTTTTGCAGATTTAATACAGCTAACTCATTTAAAATTACAGCAAGTAATATCAAAAGTTGTTCCTGATGGTGTATTTATAGATGCGGATGGAATGAATGAGGTAGATTTAGGAACAGGAAACGCATATGATCCTTCTGATGCGTTAAGGTTATATTTTCAAACTGGTAGTGTTGTAGGTAGAAGCTATACACAAGATGGAGATTTTAACAACGCAAGAGTTCCTATTACACAACTAACATCTTCAAGTGGTTCACAAAAAATGCAAATGTTAATTGGAAACTATAATCATTATTTAGATATGATTAGGCAGGTGACAGGTTTAAACGAAGCTAGAGATGGCTCAACACCTGATCCATATTCATTAGTTGGTGTGCAAAAACTTGCAGCGTTAAATTCTAACACAGCCACTAGACATATACTAGAAGGAAGTCTATATTTAACTCAAACTTTAGCAGAAGCCTTATCTATTAGAACTGCTGATGTTTTAGAGTATTCTGATTTTTCAGATGAATTTGCTATGCAAATAGGTAAATATAATTTAGGATTACTAAATGATATAAAAAATCTTTATCTATATGACTTTGGAATATTTATTGAGATGTCTCCTGACGAAGAAGAAAAGGCTATGCTAGAACAAAATATACAAATGGCTTTATCAAAAGGCGGTATAGATTTAGAAGACGCTATTGATATTAGAGAAATAAAAAATATCAAAATGGCAAATCAGTTGTTGAAAGTAAAGCGTAAGCAAAAACAACAACAAGAGCAGAAACAAAAAGCAATGGAAATGCAAATGCAGCAACAAAATAATATGCAATCACAACAAGCTGCGGCACAAATTGCTATGCAAAAAATACAAATGGAATCTCAATCTAAAATGCAGGTAAAACAAGCTGAGATAGGTTTTGAAATAGAAAAACTTAAAAATGAAGCTGCATTAAAAGAACAGCTTATGTTGACAGAGTTCCAATTCCAAATGCAACTAAAAGGAAGAGAAGAGCAAGCGATTGACAGAAGAGAGCAAAATAGAGAAAAAGCTAAAGACAAAAGAATAAGCCAGCAGTCTACACAACAATCGCAACTTATAACTCAGAGAAAAAACAATCTACCTCCTATAACATTTGAATCAAATGAAGATAGTTTAGATGGTTTTGACTTAGCTGAGTTTGATCCAAGATAGCCTAAATTTAGGTGGATTATAATTATTAACTTTGTAAAAATTTAAATTAAATAAAATGGAAATAAAAGTAAAAGAAGTAAATAAAGAAGAAAAATCAAGACAACAAATTGAACAAGAACTTTTAGAAAAGCACGAAGAAAAGTTTGAAGATGTTCAAAAGGTTGAAGAAACGGAAAAAGTAGAAACTCCTGTGGCTGAAGAAACTAAGCCTGAGGAGACAACAACTGAAGAAGTTGTTGAAGAAAAAACTCCATCGTCAGAGTTAAATGACGAAGACGTTCTTAAATATATTAAAAACAGGTATGATAAAGATATATCATCTGTTGATGATTTGTTTGCACAAACAGAAGCAAATGAAGAGTTGCCAGAAGATGTTTCTGCATATTTGAAGTATAAGAAAGAAACAGGCCGTGGAATTAATGACTTTTATAATTTACAAAAAGACTTTGATTCTATGGATTCTGATCAATTATTAGCTGAATATTATAATGCAACCGAAGAAGGATTGGATGCTATTGATATTAAAGATTTAATTGATGATAACTTTGGTTTTGACGAAGAAATAGACGAGCCAAAAGCTATTAAAAAATTAAAGCTAGCTAAAAAAAGAGAACTTGCGAAAGCAAAGAAATATTTCAACGATCAGAAAGATAAGTATAAAGTTCCTCTTGAGTCAAGTGGGGGTGGATTATCTGGAGAAGAAAAAGAAATGTTAACGGCTTATAAAAGTTACATTGATGAATCTAATACTGTCAAAGAAGCTAATGCTAAAAGATATGATTATTTTCTCAAGAAAACCGATGAGGTTTTCAACAACGAATTCAAAGGTTTTGAGTTTAAGGTTGGAGAAAAGAATTTAACTTTTAAACCTGGAGAAGCAACAGAATTAAAAAATCTACAATCTGATGTTAATACTTTTTTAAATAAGTATATGGATAATGATGGATTAATGAAAGACGCTTCTGGATACCATAGAGCTTTGTCTATGGCTATGAACCCAGAAAAGTATGCTAAGTTTTTTTATGACCAAGGAGTTGCTGATACTGTAGATAATGTTTCAAAAAAATCAAAAAATATTAATATGGATATCAGACAAGCTCAACAAAGTGTTACAAAAGACGGAAGAACCATACGAGCAGTTAGATCTAATGATAGTGGAAGAGGACTCAAAATTAGAAGTATAAAACGAGTATAAACATTTAAAATAAATAAATTATGTCAGTACAAGCAGTACCTGGCTTTGACTTGCAGCCTAGTGCACAGCAAGTAGCCACAAGAACAAACTACATAACAGATTTTAATTTCTTAAGTCAGTATTTACCAGATACTTATGAAAAGGAATTTGAGCGTTATGGAAATAGATCAGTTGCATCATTCTTAAGAATGGTAGGAGCTGAAATGCCAACTAACTCAGACTTGATTAAGTGGGCAGAACAAGGAAGATTACATAGTAAATATACAGCAATGACTACTCCAGCAGCTTTAGGAGCAGATACAGCAGTATGGACTATTCCTTTAGCACAAGTAAATCCACCGTCTCCACCATCTTCATCTGCACCAGCTAATGGTTTTGCAGCTATAAGACAAGGGCAGACAGTTATGATTTCACTTGATACAAATGGAACGACTTTATATAACAAAGCTATCGTAACAGTAGCACCTACAGCAGCAGCTCAAAACGTATTCACAGTTGGATACTATGAAGCTACAGGACAAGCGTGGGCAGGAGCAGGAACAACTGCATCTATGTTCATCTATGGATCTGAATTTGCTAAAGGAACTGATGGTATGCAAGGTTCATTAGAGTCTCAAGATTTAATCTTTGACAACAAGCCAATAATCATTAAAGACCAGTATACAGTTAATGGTTCTGATATGGCTCAAATCGGTTGGATTGAAGTTACAACTGAAAACGGAGCAAACGGATACCTATGGTATTTAAAATCAGAGCATGAAACTAGAATGCGTTTTGAAGATTATTTAGAAACTGCAATGGTAGAAACTGTACCAGCAGATGCAGCTTCTGGAGCTGGAGATTTCATTCAAGATGTGGGTGGTGGTCTTTCAGTAGCAAACCAATCAGGATCTGATGGAATTTTCTGGGCAGTTGAAAACAGAGGAAACGTATGGAGTGGTGGTAACCCAGTTACTCTAGCAGGTTTTGACTCAGTTATTCAAAGACTAGATAAGCAAGGAGCTATTGAAGAAAATGTTCTTTTTGTAAATAGAAATTTCTCATTTGATATTGATGATATGTTAGCAGCACAAAACTCTTACGGAGCAGGTGGTACTTCATATGGATTATTTGATAATGACAAAGAAATGGCATTAAACTTAGGTTTCACAGGATTCCGTAGAGGTTATGACTTCTACAAGTCTGACTGGAAATATCTAAATGACCCTGCAATGCGAGGTGATATAGAAGGTGGTAGAGTAAATGGACTTATGGTTCCAGCAGGTTCTACTACAGTTTATGACCAAATCTTAGGAAAGAACGCAAAGAGACCATTCCTTCATGTTAGATACAGAGCTTCAGAAACTGAAGACAGACGTTACAAGACTTGGATTACAGGTTCGGCTGGAGCAGCAAGAACTAATACCAATGACAGTATGACTGTTAGTTTCTTATCTGAAAGAGCTGTATGTACTTTAGGAGCGAATAACTTCTTTATCTTTCAGCAGTAATTAGATAGTAGTATTTAGAATAGAGGGGGCGAAAGTCACGCATGTAAACGCCCTATTAGTAGCCCCCTCTTTCTTTTAAATTAAATTAAAATTAAATAAAATGAAAAAACCAAAACCAATATTTGAAACAAAAGTCTATAGACTTGTAAGTAACAAAACGCCACTTGCGTTTATGTTATCCTCACGACACAACAGAAGATCCCCATTATTATATTTTGATGAAGAAACAGGAGTTAACCGACCTCTTCGTTATGCTAGAAATCAAAAGAGTCCTTTTGAAGATGAGCAAGACGGAAATGCTATTTTAGAGCCAATAGTATTTGAAGATGGTATGTTAGTAGTACCTAAAGAAAATCAAGTATTACAAAAGTTTCTACATATACATCCAGGAAATGGAACGATCTTTTACGAAATAAATAAAAAGAAAGAAGCTAAAGAAGAGTTAGAATATGTTGAGGCAGAATTAGATGCACAAATTTTAGCAAGAAATTTAAGTGTAGATAAATTAGTTAGCGTATGTAGAGTTTTCTTAGGGGCATCGGTAGATAATATGTCTACACCTGAACTAAGAAGAGACGTTTTAATATACGCAAAAAATCAACCATTTGAATTTTTAGAAGTTCTTGATGATCCTATGTTAGATCTTCAAGATAAAGTTTCACAGTTCTTTTCACAAGGATTGTTAACTTTTAAAAACAATCAAAAAGATGTTTATTTTAATCTTAAGAAAAACAAAAGTAAAATTTTGACTATACCTTTTGGAGAAGATCCAAATTACATTGTAGCATCATATATGCAGTCAGATGAAGGTATTGAAACTTTTAAGTTATTAAAAAACGCTCTAAAGAAAGATAAATAGATTAGGTATATTTGTAGCGAGAATAATCTCACATAACCCTTAAATTTTTTATTATGCAAAAGTATTTAAGTATTTTGGTTAAAAACGAACAAAGACAACTAGCGTTAATTACCGATGTAGCTATTGTTGAGCAAGCGTCTACAACTGCAGTAGATATTATCTACACTTCTGGAAAAAAAGTTACAGTCAATCACGATGCGATGGCTGCAAACAACGAAGAAGTAAGAGATGCGATTGAAGATGCATTGATTACAGCTCTAGGAACTGCTTGGACGTCTCCTTCATTTAACCTAAGTTTAAATGGTATAAATGACGCAGGTGGAGATCAAGTTGAAGTAACTAGCTTGGCTTTCTCTTAATAGTAAGTACCATATTTTAAAAGGGGTCACAAAAAAAGTGACCTCTTTTTTTTTGCTATATTTGTAAATATTTAAAATGTATTTTCTATGGCTATGATAAATAACGTAAGGAATACAGTATTAGCAATTATAAATAAAAATAATTACGGATACTTGTCTCCTCAAGATTTCAATCTGTACGCTCAACAAGCACAGATGGATATATTTGAAGATTATTTTTATCAATATAATCAATATATAAACAGAGAAAATCTCAGGCAGTCAGGCACAGGGTATGCAGATATAGTTAAAAATTTAGAAGAAGTAATTGATTCTTTTTCTGTTCAATCATTTTTATCTGGTGGTACGGCTAACACATGGAATTTACCTTCTGATTATTATCTAATAAACAAAATATTCTACTATCAAAACCTTTTAACATCGGGCACTACAACCGCAGTAAATGCTAATCAGCTTATAAACACTAACTTAGTGGGGCAAACATCTCCACCTAGATTTGATACAGGAGCAACTGGTTTTACTGTGTTTCCAGCTACAGGAAGTATAGTTGTAAACACAACTACATTAGCACAATCTTTTGTAAACTCGGTAGCAAGTTCAACAACATTAAATTTAGCGACTAATATATTTCTGGCTACACCTCAAAATTATAGTATTTTTGATGCTAATACCATAGTTGAAGTAGAAAGAGTAAGTCAAAACAAATTGTTTTATTTAACAAGCTCAACATTAACTGCCCCTTCAACTTTATTTCCTGCTTACGTTTTAGATGGAAATACAATAACTGTTTATCCGTCATCTATTCAAACTGAAGGAACTATAAAAACACAATATGTAAGATACCCAAAAGCTCCAAAATGGACGTATAATACAATAGTTGCAGGAGAACCATTGTTCAATGCGGCAGCAGTAGACTTTCAAGACTTTGAATTACCGCTTTCTGATGAGCCAGGATTGATAGCAAAAATATGTCAATATGTAGGTATAGAGATTAGAGAAGCTGAAGTATATAACTTTGGATCAACCGAAGAAGTTCAAGAAAACCAAATACAAGTATAAAACATGGCATATATTACTGATTATCAATATTATGAAAACAATGGTGTTTCTCCTTTAGATAAAAACTGGGGGTCATATCAGTATGTAAGTTTAGAAGATATAGTATCTAATTTTATGCTTATATATAATGGTAACAATGAAATACTAAACAATGTAGAAAGATATCAAGTTTTATTTCATGCCAAAAGAGGAATACAAGAGTTAAACTATGATGCGATGAAGGAAATAAAAATTCTTCAGCTAACAGTTGATTCTCAAATAAGATTTACACTACCTCAAGATTATGTTAACTATGTAAGAATATCTTATTATAGAGATGGCGTTTTATATCCTATGACTGAAAACATTCAGACAATGTGGAGTAGTGCTTATCTACAAGATAACAATGCTAAAATATTGTTTGATATAAATGGTAATGTGCTTAAACCTGAAAACTCTCAAGTAGATTTATCAAGACAAGGGGGTGGTATGGCAAAACTATATTTAGGTGAAGGGCCATTTAACAACTGTATGGGGTATTGTATAGATGGTTGTTGGTATTTTGAAAGACGCATAGGAGATAGATTTGGATTAAATACTGAAACAGCAAATGTAAATCCTGTATTTACAATAAATAAACAAGAAGGAGCTATATATTTTAGTTCTGACATGAGCGGGAAGTCAGTAGTTCTAGAATATGTATCAGACGGAATGAAAAACGGAGACAATTCTCAGATAAATGTAAATAAGTTATTTGAAGAATTTATATACGCATACATAAGATATTCACTACTTAATAGCAAATATGGAGTGCAAGAGTACATAGTTAATAGAGCCAGAAAAGAAAAGTCTGCTTTATTAAGAAATGCTAAATTACGATTGAGTAATATGCATCCAGGTAGATTGCTAATGAATATGAGAGGTCAGGATAAATGGATAAAGTAGTATGGATATTAACACGAATTTTATAGCAGGTAAAATGAATAAAAGCGTTGATGAACGCTTAATACCTGTAGGACAATACATAGACGCACTTAACGTAAGACTTGGATCAACTGAAAACACAGAAATAGGTGCAGTTGAAAACTCTAAAGGAAATACAATACTAACTGAAATATCACACGAAGGCGTTACTTTATCTGCTAATGCTAAATGTATAGGTGCATTTGAAGATGGGGTAAAAGAAAACATATATTGGTTTGTTCACGATCCAACAAATCCTATGTCGGCAACCACTAAAGTTGATATGATATTATCATACAACACAACTAGCCAGGCAACAACATACCATGTAATAAGCGAATCTGTTTTAAATTTTAATCCACAATATTTAATAACAGGTGTTGATCTAATAGAAAATTTATTATTTTTTACTGACGATTTTAATCCACCTAGAAAAATAAATATAAAAAGAAATTATCCTGAGCCTAATGTAGCAGGAGATCAAATAACTGAAGAAGAGTTAAATGTAATTGTAAAACCACCAGGATTTAGTTCTTACACAACATCTTTAGGAGTTACGGAGTACGAACTGGCTGCTCCAACCTTAACATTGTCTAATGTAGTGGGTCAAGAAAATTTTATAGAAGATAAATTTTTATGTTTTGCTTATAGATATCAATATTTAGATGATGAATATAGTGCAACCTCTTTATTTACGCTACCAGCTTTTGAAGCAGGAAATTTTGAGTATCAGTATGGTAATTTTTACAATACTGGAATGCAAAATATTTTTAATAGTGTTAATGTTACTTTTAATACAGGAGGGCCATTAGTTAAATCTGTTGAATTATTATTTAAGGAGTCAGGAAAAAACACTATAAATGTTATAGAAAGATTTGACAAAGCTGACTTAGGATGGTCAGATAATGACACGCAAAGTTATCGTTTTACCAATTCAAAAATATATACAGTATTAGGTAGTGATGAGTTATTAAGAATGTATGACAATGTACCCAGATTTGCTAAGGCTCAAACTATTATGGGTAATCGCCTTGTATATGGAAATTACGTTGAACAATATAATATAGAAACGGCTGACGGACAAAGTATTCCTATAAATTATGAAGTAGAAAAAGTATCAGATCAAATAAGACAGGCTCAAGTAACAAGTAATTTATTAACAAACGGGGCTTCTAATATTATTAATTCATCCTCACCAGTAAGCGTTCCTATATCAACTGCTAAGTTTGATTTTTCAACATCAGATATACCGCTACCCATATTAGAATTTTCTGAATTTGTAATAAATATAAAATTTACTTCCTCTATTGCTTATCCTAGTTCAAGCGGTTTACAAGTTACTTTACAAGGAGATACTGCCGATCCATTATTCCCAACAGGTTTTCAAACTAATACTTTAGCTAGCCAACCAACTATTACTGTGAGAATTTTTGCAAGACAAAATTACGCTACATATAATGAATTTTTAAATAGTGTAGAATTTGCTGAGGCTATAGGGACTGGTACTCCTGGAACAGCAGGGTCTACAATAACTGAAATATCTCCAACTGCTTCATATGGGTTTTCTTTATCAGATCAATTTTACTCTATTATACAGCCACCTACCACGCCTAATTACCCTGCTAATTATGTTTTTAAAACAGCAGGTATATGGACATCAGGATTAACACCAAATCAAGAAGGTTTTAGACAAACTGTAGTGGGAGATACTCTTACATTACAAATTCCTTCAGTACAATATCAGTATGATGATGGAGTAGGAAACGTAGTTAATGCTTATGAATATTTTGCTTTTTCTTTTACATCTACAGGCCCTCCAGCATCTACAGATGCAAGTATTTTTTATACAAACAAGTCTAATTCTTTAAGTTTACATAGTAATAGAAACTATGAGGTAGGGATTATGTATATGGATGATTATGGAAGATCATCAACAGTACAAGTTTCTCCTACTAATACTGTTTTTTTTGGTGCAGAAAACTCTGTAGATATAAATTCAATAAGAGCTAGAGTTTTTAATAAACCTCCTTATTGGGCAACTAAATATAAATTTTTATTAAAACCATCTTTAGGGGAATACAACATAATTTACAGTACAGAAATATTTGAAGACATAGCAGACAGTAGTATTTCTTGGGTAAGACTTCAGGGATACGCAACTTCTCTTGTAAAAGAAGCTGATATACTAACTGTTAAAATAGATAGTAAAGGAAATGCTCTTAACAAAGACACTCCTACTACTGTTTTAGCTGTTGAGGGAAAATCAAAAGGAGGGTCTACAGGAGAAACAAACTTACCTAATGGGGCACCAGCAGGTTTATATATGAAACTACAGCCAAGAGGGTATGTTGCTAAAACAGCCCCTAACACATATATTAATTTCGGATTTTTAGAAGATGAAACTAATAATTGCAATCCAGAGGTAGGTTATCCTTTATTTACTCCAACTGATGGAACAACTCCAACAACAAACTATCAAATACCAGCAGGGTCAGAGGTTGTAATGAGAATAAGAGGATGGAGAAGTTATGCGTGGTTTGCAAAAGACACAATAGAAATTAATACCTCACCATTTAGTTACACTAGAATTGCATCTTCAGACGCAGTTGATTTTAGAGATTTTTGGTTTCAAGAAGGTTTAAATCCAGTAGAATTTATGCGTAGTACAGGCGTTATAGATATAACACCAAAATATTACAGCACTCTATATCTTTTTGGTGGAGGCCCATCTCCTGTTGATAACGAGTTACAATTTTGGTTTACACAAAACACACCAGGCGATCCTGCTTCTCCTTTAAATTTATTTATTAGAATATGTCAATGTGGTGATGACATTAAGCCTTATGACTTTAGACCAATACATATTGAATGTGATATATCGGTAAATATTAATAACAACTTTATGGCTTTTGAAACAGCTCCAGCTATTGCTGATGCAGACTTGTTTTATGATAGTTCTGAGTCATACAATATATTACCAGATATAAATGGAGATCTTGCTCATATGGGAGGTAATGGCGTAGGAAATCAAAATCAAGTAATATCAACTAATACACCTGCAATAGTAGACTTACCATTTGCAGACTGTTATTCTTTTGGTAATGGTGTAGAAAGTTTTAGATATAGAGATTTACCCACTTCTAACGTTAGTAATTCATCGTTTCGTGAGGAGGATAGAGTTTCAAGTTTAACATATAGTGGTGTGTTTAGTGATTCATCAAATATTAATAATCTAAACGAATTTAATTTAGGTTTAGTGAACTTTAAAGATTGCGAGGTAATATTTGGGCCTATTATGAAATTACACGCTAGACAGACAGATATATTAGTTTTACAAGAAGATAGAATATCATACGTTTTGGCTGGTAAAAACTTAATAAGTGATTCTACTGGAGGAGGAGCTATAGTTTCAGTTCCAGAAGTATTAGGACAACAAATAGCTAGAATAGAAGAATATGGAATTAGTTTTAATCCTGAAAGTTTTACAAGCTGGGGTAGAGATATGTATTTTAGCGATACAAAAAGAGGTGCTATAATAAAGTTAACAGGAGCAGGATTAGAAAGCGATACATTAGAAGTTATTTCTACTTTTGGTATGAGATCCTATTTTAGAAATAAATTTGTAGATCAGTTGACTACGCAAAAATTAGGTGGTTATGATCCTTATATGGATGAATATGTGTTTTCTACAAACAACACTCCTATACCTATGCCATCTGAAACAATAGAGTGCGGTGCTAGAATTCAAAAAAGAAACACTACAGTTCCTTTATCATTAACTGTTGATGTAACAAGTGCAACAGGAAACTTTGATGTTATAGTAAATCCAAGCGGAGGAACTATGGATGTAAACGTAGTTATAGTTTGGGATGGAAATACTACAACTAATAATAATTTAACAAATCCAACTACTATAACAATCAATAAAACTAAATCATTCCCAACTACGGCAACTATTACTGTTACACCAAATTCAGAGTCTTCATACAATTTATTTGCTGAATGTGTAGAAACGCAAACATTAAATGTTGTTAAAGTCGTTCTTGGTTCACCAATAAGTGGATTGATAGGAACTGGTGCTCAAACTATTCATTATGAGTATAGCTGGAGTAATGGCCAGTTTATAAGCCCAATAGAGTCTGAGCAAGTTACATTTAGCGGAACCGATAATGTAAGTGCATATCAAATTAATACAGGACAGTCTTCTTTAGGAATGTATCCAGCAAACGGATCAACTGTTACTATGCGATCAAATAAGATACCGCCTGACACTTTTGTATTTAGTGATACTGAGAATAGATTTTATGTTATACCTGATAATAATTTACCAGCTAGTTCAGGAGCTACATTTAATTTAGCTTTACTT